AGGTTACAAAATTGGAAAGGACGAAGTGCAATTTCGCAACATGGGTTTGTTCCCCAATCTTTATCATTTGAAAGATAAATTCCAGGTTCACCTGCATTAGATAATTCTATTTTCTTCCAAAGTGATTTGAAGAATTCCTCAGATACTTTACTACGAAGAAGAACTGCCGAATTATTGGCTCTGCCTCTTTGTGGATTGAGTTCCCACCAGTTTCCAAACTTACATGAAATCATATCGTCATCATCAGCAGAGAAAAGAGAAATTAGAGCAGCACGGCGAATACCACCTGCAAGAACTGCGTCTGCAATATGACAAACAATATCGTGAACTTCAATCGGTTTTAATTGTTCACCATCATTTTTAAGGTCAAGAATTGCTCTAATCTTTTCAATACAAATGCGGAGTGGCTCTGGTCCTGGTGCCTTACCACCACTTGTGATAAGTCTTGCACCTTTGTGACGAATATCTGAATAATCAAAACGAATAGATGAACCGCCAGTGAAATATGATTTCATTACGGCTTTAATTGCATCTGCCCAACCTTCGATTGAATCACTAACTAAAAATCGTCTTTCTTTTGATTGAGGTTTGTGTATAGTTGGTAATTTTTCAGCATGATGTTTCTGAACTGAATAACCAACACCAGTTCCACCAAGTAAAAGAAACATTACTTCACCAAAGGCACGCCAATCATCTATTGGCATATAAGCACAGTTATAAACTCTGTTTGGAGAAATTTCGATAGGTTTACCACCAAATTGAAGTGAACGCATTGATGGTAAAACTTTTTTGTCATATACCAATTTATAGACATTTTCTATCTCGTCTTTCAACTGCGGATATTTTCTTTGATGCATTTCTTTATTTCTCGTTACCAATTCTTCCCAAGTTTCTCTACGATTCTTTTCAGGAATGAAACGAGCATATTTCATATAAACAGTAATTTCAGACAAGATGCGATTGCTAATGTCCATTTATTTCTCCATTGATTTTTTTTATTGAAAACGTAATTTTTGATATGAAAATCTAAATCATATACGAATAAGTATGTGATTTATGATAAAAAAATTGGGTTTTGCTAAATTATTTTTTAATCCATTTTTCCCCATTCCACCATTCAAAATTTGGATAATCTATTTTGTAATGGAATGGTCTATACCACTCACCGATGTATAGGTATGGATATGTGTGTTCACTTAATTTATCTATAAAATAATAACAAGTTATTGGGGTTATACCATTCCTTTTTACTTTACCACCAAATACTGCAGAAAAAAATGGTATATTTTCAAACCAATTTAATACACAAAAAACTTCGGAATTAAAATAATATATTTCATGGTCAAATGATAATACAGTTTCTAAATAAGAATTAGCGTTATCTGAATAGTATGATTTGCATTGTTCAAATATCTCACGGTAATTACCATCTTTTGTTATGTTAATTTTTTTAATACGATTCTTTTTACGAACTGATATTGGAGCAATTTTTACTCTCGATGATTTTGATTGAAACCATTCATTGTTCAATGTTGGCAACCAACCATTCTCAAACATATATTGAATCGATTCATCTGTTCTTTTAGAAAAAACTTCACATAAGAAAGATGAATTAGTTTCACTATCTACGAATATTCCGTTGTTGTGATTGTATCGTATTATCATTTAATTTCTCGTTGTATAACCGCGAACGATCCTCATTGGATTCGCCAGCATCTAAGTCAGTATGATCATAATTCATAATTTCAGTATCGGGTGTAACCCATCTTGCATTTCTTTCTGCAGTCCAAAGAGTTCTATTATACATTCTATCAATGACAAATTCAGATTTTGTTGTGAAAGATGAATCATGTAATCTCAATCTATTATTTGGTTGTATTGCAAAGTTACCATTATCCATCATTATTACATGACCGCATTTGTGTTGAGACGGATATTCTGAGAATAGATAGTCTGTGTCACCGGAGTCTGTGCTTGCAGCCCAATCAAGTGTAAATAAATATTTACCACTATACTCTTTTCTTCTTCTTGAAATAAATTTAATAACTTTATTTTTTAAATAGGGAAACTGTGTTGCAGATACATGATAAGAAAATGAATCCCATAAAACTAATTCATCTAATTCTTGTTCCTCCGCATCTTCTTTCCAACAAAAAGCGTGAATAGGCATTCTCCACCAAATACCACCATCCTCCATGACAAAATGAAACAATGGTGCTTGTCCAGGAATCGATGCAAACCCAAAAATAAAACACGGAAACTTTTTATCGAAAGAATCCTTTTGGTCACGGAGAAAGTTTCCTCTAACATACGCTTCTATTACCGGTATTGGTGTGTTTAGGTACATATTAAAATCCTTCTAATTCTTTGAATTTCTGCGATAGTGCCTTCTTAACATTCATATCACCTTTCATTGCAGTAGTAACACTCTGTCCCATATCAGAACTTGGTTCATATATTTCAATATGACCAGTCATAGTATTTATTTTGCTTGGGAATGTCATACCATCTGGACCAAAACGATTTTTGATAATATGCCATCTGCCTGTTCCACCGACCTTATCATTTAACTTTCTTGAAAGAGACATGATGAAATCAGCAATCATAATTTTATTATATGATTCTGATACTTTACCACCTTCTATGACATCATCTTCAAGTGAGGAACGGTTTGCCTGTGATGCAGTCCATATTGGGATTTGATATGTTCCACCGATACCACGAAGATCCTCATAGATGTCATTCAATTCCAATCTTTTATCACCAGCTTTAGCCGGTCTAAGCAAATCTGCATAGTCAACGATAACCAAATCTGGTGGTTTACCTTGACTTATACATTTTTCAATATGTGATGTTAATGTATTTATACTTGCAGTTTTTGTTGGGTAATACTTTACAATTAGTTCACCCTTTAATGTTTCCATAGTAGAACGAATTTTTTCTTGAGCGTGTTCTTCTGAAAGGTTTTGGAAAGCAATCTTTGTAAAATAAGCATCAAATCTTCTTGCAACATAAAACTGATTTAGTTCGAGTGTATAATATATCACTCGTTTACCAGCTTTAACTGCCTGTGCAGCAATACTTACCAATCCCCAAGACTTACCACCACCGGCAGGAGCAACAATAACTCCAAGTTCCCCACCGGCAAGACCACCACTCATAATATCATCAACAACATTCCATCCAGTTGATACAGAAGTTCTTGCACCTTCTTCATAACGAGCAACAATATCTACAATATATTCGTGACCAATATCTTTATCAGTTCCAGCTTTAAGTGCATTATCAATTTTCTTTTTTATAAGGTCATATTTACCACTCTTAAGCAAATCAACAGACTCGATAATTGCAACCTTCATTTTTTGATTCTTACAAAATTCCAAAGTTGTTGACTTAACATATTCAGCATCTGTACTATCTTTATACTTTGCAGTTTCTTTCAAAGAATCCGCAATAGTGCTTTTCAACACCTTATCTTCCACGTCTATCAACTCTGACTTGAATACTTCAGCAGTAGGTGCAGTTCTATACTTTTCATAATAGGACATTATCTTAGTAACAACCCAACTATTTGCCTGAGATTCAAAATATGTTGGTTCAATTATATCGGAAACTTGTTGTAAGAATGCCCTATCATTGAGCAGAGAAGAGATAACTTTTGTCTGAAATATATGACCATACTGGGATAAATTATCCTGCATACTTGTTCCTAATGGAATTTAATGTTGTGAAATTCTTCTGAATCCAAATATCCCAATTCAAAATTGAGTTTTGTAATTTATCTTCTATAAACAGTTTATCCAATGCAATTTTATTGATGGAATCGATTTCACCATCAACAAGATGTCTTATAGTTGATTTTGTACTTTGTGAAATATCAACATCGTGTAGTTGCATAATACGATAGTTGGTTTCCAATACATTTATATTGTTTTTCAGTTCTTGAATTGATTTGGATTTACTATCATACAATTTACAAAATTCTACGAACATTTCCAAATTTATTTTTCTTTTTTCCGATAAAATCGGAAAATTTTTTAATATAGTTTTTTCACCAATACCCTTTATACCAGAAACATTATCACTTTTATCACCGAGAAGTGATTTGTATATTATGTAGTTTTCACACCATATACCAGTTTCTTCGAGTAGATTTTCTGGTGTATACATCTTCTTTTTGGTTGGCAAGTAAACGCTAACTCTATCGGAAACTAATTGTAGAAAATCTCTATCATTAGATAGGATTACACACTTTTCTTTGAAATAAGAGGAAAGATAGGCAATCACATCATCTGCCTCGATTTTATCAATGGAGATTGTAGTAAGTGGCAGATTTTGTAGGTATGAATAAACACGAAACAGTTGATACTTAATTGAGGATTGTTCATCATCAATATCTTCAAACCCAACTACACGGTTCAACCGTGACTTGATTGCCCTACCTTCCTTATAGTTTGAATAGATTTCTTTACGGCGTTGTGAACCACCTTTACCATCAAAGACTACAACAACCCGTGTGGGATTAACCATACGGATTGTTGCACCAAGTGACTTCAAGAAACCAGATAGACCACCGACATGACGACCATCTTCGTTTAATGTTGGGATGGCAGAAAAGGTGCGTATAAATAAATTCATCCCATCAACAATCAAAACCTTACTATCACGATGGAAGTTGTCTTGTTCTTGTCTTTCTGTTTCTATTTCTTGTAAAAGTCTTTGATATTTTCGGTTCATACTTCGTCTTGTAATAATGGTTCATTTGAAAGTGTTACATCGTCTATACGAGCTTCATCGAGTTTCTTATATTTCATAATTACTTTCTCTGCGATTTCATCATAAACTATATCATACAATTCAGGATTACTCATAATCTTTTCAACAAATTCTTTGGATTGAAATTTGATTACCTCACCAGTTCTTTTGTCTGTCCATTGATACCAAGCACCTGATTGTGAAACAAGATTGTGTTCCTTCATAACAGTTAGCCATGAAGAATAGTCATCTATACCACTATCAAAATAAACTTCATATTCACATTCACGAAGCGGTGGACCACATCGATTCTTAACTAATTTTGCCTTAACTCTCGAACCAACAATTTCATCACGACCTTCTCTCTTTGCCTTAATGGCACCGATTGAAGATAGACGAATACGAACAGAGGCATGGAAAGGAATACTTTTACCACCAGGTGTTGTCCAAGGATCAGAGAATGCTGGGGCATTTAATTTCTGACGAAGTTGGTTTGTCATAATCAAACAAATACGCTCTCTACCGATAAGATTTGTAATCTTTCTCATTGCCTTTGAAATGATAAGTGCCTTTGCCGTAGCATAACCATCCTTATCAAAGTCTGCAGCCATTTCTGTTTTAGTGGATGCACCGGCGATTGAATCAACTACTATCGTTACCAATCTATCTTTATCGGATGAACGAACTTTGTCAATGATAACATCAACAGTTTCAAAAATATCTTCTACCGTTTCCAATGGAACATACAACATATCTTTTAAATTCAAACCGATTGCAGATAGATATTCCGTTGCGATTGCATTTTCGGTATCGATATAAACTGCAAGACCACCTTTCTTCTGTGTGTTTAGAAGTGCATGGGCAGCAAGTAGGGATTTACCAGATTGTTCAAGACCTGTTATTTCAGATACTCTACCAACAGGAAATCCACCATACTTGCGATTAGAAATAGCCAAATCCAACATGGTTGAGCCAGTTCCAACCCATTCTTTTACTATCGTAGGTGCATCACTATCACCTTCAAGAAAGTAAGCAGTCTTAACATTTTGTGATTTGAATTGCTTGTTTATAGTCTCCGCGATAACTCCACCGAGTTCATCGGAGAGATCACTTTTACTTTTTGCCATAACTTGTCCCTATTAAAAAAGGTCATCAAATGTAACACCAATATCTTCACTTGAAGATGGTTTTTGTGTTTCTGTTTTCTCTTGTTTGTAATTAAGATCAGCAGAACTTTCATCTTGTGATGATGTACCCATCCAAGTTTGTAGTTGGATTTTCAAATCATCATAAGTTGGTTCTGGATATAATTCTGTAATTTGAGGTTGTGTCTTAATCTTTTCAAGAACATCTGGATTCTCTGTGATAACCGTTTCTTTTGGTTTCACACGAATCGATGTTTCTGCATAAGTTTTACCAGCCTCTTCTGGTGGTTTCACAGTTACAACAATATCACGACCTGATTTTGGATCAGATAAATCACCATAATCTGGATCAACGAAGAATGCAAGTAGTTCTTCATAGATTTGTTTACCGAATCCCCAAAACTTTACACCTTCGTTTTCTTGACCACGAATGATAACGGGAACATAGATACGCATTTTTGGTTCTAATTTTCTACCCATTACCCAATCTTCTTTATCTCCAGTTTGTTTGAGTTTTTCAGCAAACTCAACAACAGGATCAGGACGACCAAATGATGCAGGAGAAAGAATAGATCTTTTACCTAAATTGTAATGAAAATACAATTCGATAAATGGATTTTCTCTGTTGTGAATGTAGGGAACAATTCTGATTTGTGTTTCACCTGGATCGGGTTTCCAAATGTTAGATGTGCGATTGTTTGTATTCTTTAATGAATTCAAACGGTTTTTGATTGCATCGAGGTTTATAGCCATGATGTAACTCCTAAATGTGTAATAAATAATGTTTAATCGTTACTACAAGAATGTCAGTTCTAATAGAACAATACTAATATAATGATTTAATGTTTAATAAGCAAGCAATTTTTTCTATAAATAAATATGGGAAGTCTTTGGACTTCCCATATTATCATTTGTTGTAATTCATCAATTTTTTTAATCGTTTGACAACACCCTCTGGCATTTTTTCCACATTGAATGTATTATCCACCCATGCAGGAGCATCATCGGTTTGGGGCATTACATCCCTCTTTGGTGCACCAGCAACTGGTGGACTTTGACTTTTTAACTTCTCAACATTACCCCAAATGTAGTCTGCAATCGCTTCTGGTGTATCGCCCTTACCATATTTCTTGAATACCTCAACGACTGGCTCTTTTATGTTATCGGTAACATATTTTTTCAATTCACCCTCACCTACTGTAAAAAGATTTACACCACCACCTGCAGCAGTTGGAACTGTACCTGTTTGAGCTGCAATACCGATTTGAGTAGCTTTCAATGCTTCAAGTGGTTTTTTAATATCAGATAAATCCATTGCCTTTATTTTTGCATCTGGATTTATACAAAATACCTGTGACCATCTGTGATGTCCGTCTATTACAAATTTACCTCCACCAGCAGTTACTATGGATTTCCCAGCAACAGCAACAACTCCACCTTTCAAATAAAGTTCAGCACTTGCAGGATCCTTTAATGGATAACTCAAAGACTTATCCATCACAACTTCATTTTGAGTTGGTTGTAAATCAGTACAAATAGGTGCAATTCCTGATGTTTTTACAGGAGATTCTGATGATAATGATTTTATAGCATTTAAGAATTTTTCATCTTTAATGTTATCACCCAAATCTTTAACAAAAGTTGCATAATCTTTTTTAAGAATTTTTTTCAATTCTTCTTGTGCCTCATCTTCGTTAAGTTTAACCTTAACTTCATTTACTAAACTTTTTAATGAATTTCTCATAAATAATCTCTCTATAAAGTATTAACAAATTCTTCTTGTATTTTCAATTCCTCTGGACTTGCTTTACCAGTTTTACCCCAGTCTGGAAGAACAGACATTATATGGAATGCCTTTGCACTCATAGAATCTTTAACCCATTTTCCAGATGTTGGATTTTCTTTATTTTTTAATATATTCACATGATTCATTCCCGGAAAAACATATAGTGGCATACCACTTGCTTTTGCTAACATTACCGAGTGTTTTAAAGGAACTATATCATCGCTTCCACCATGAATTATTGCACCGTTTCCACTAATCTCAGAACCATTTAAAGAAACAGTTGGCCATTGTCTATTCCACGCAGGTGCAACAAGATAAACTGTATCTGGTTTTTTTGCACCCATTGATAATGCCTGCAATAGTATTGCTCCGCCACGAGAATATGCAATCAATGTTTTAGGAAGTTCTTCATTCAAATATAATATTGCCTTTTCAATATCCTCACTTGTTATTTGAGTTGAATCTGAAAATGCGGGACATCCAGTCTCTTGGTCTGGACTTGTCCACTCAACATTACAGGTGTCAATTCTCATATCCTTTGGTTTCATTCCATATCCATGAAAAGCACCTTTATCAATCCCTATCTCTTTTAATATTTCTGATAATTTTATCATCTGTATTTTGAAGAAATAAGGTGTGTTCTGATTATTTCTTTGATTTTCTTACGGAGTTTATTCTTCACCCTTTCATTGACTTTTATTTCAGTCTTTGGTTCTTCATCTTTTTTAGTTGTAGGTGCAGGTTCTTCCTTGGTCATTACAGTTGAAATATCATCATCCAACTTCTCTGTAATTTTTTCTGCAACATGATTGATTTCGGAAGTTAATGATTCAAGAACTTGTATATCATCATCAGTTAGTCTTCTTTTGATGAAAAGACTTATCTTTTCTATCAATCTTTGTATATCCTTTTCATGTTGTTCTCTTTCTGCTTCTAAAAAAGGCATAGACTTTACTTTATCCAATGTTAAAAAAAGTCCTTTTAACTGTGGATGCCCAGCAAATCTGGATGATATTGCTTGTAGTTTTTCTTCATTCGCCTTGTAGTTATCCGATGAAAACAATTTTTTAAACCAAGAACGTATCATTTCTAAATCTACTGATGAAAATATCGTCTTGATATATCCACGAGACTTAGATATACAGTTTATAGCATCTATCAGAATTATGTAACTGAAAGGACTGGCTGCGGATGATGAAATTGCTTCTTTTATTTTATTACTATTTGTATTCATTTTTTTCTCACGGCATTAAACTTATTTTTTTAGCACTTTGTATTAAATACAAACTTATACTTGTTTTCTTATTGAAGAAATGCAACTTTCCAGAAATTGGTTTTTTATATTCATATCCTATGGACTTCAAAGCATCTATTATTTCATGTTCTTTATACGGTTCAACATTTATCATATTGTCCGGTAAAATTGTAATATTAGGTAACTTAGTTTTCATTTCAGTAAAAATAGAATCAAAACCAGAACCTTCTTGAATATCTATACTCTCGAATAGTGAATTCACTATACGTTTTGTTACTTCATTTATTATGCTTTGTATTTTTATTTTTTTCATTTGATATTACCACAAAAGGATATAAATAAATATGATAATTAAAATTATTTTACCAACTGTAAACTCTAACTAAGAATATTTTTACAACTCTGAATCCTTCTCTGTTTTTCAGAAGTGCACAGTTTCTATATCGTTCCCATTCAATAGGGTATTTTTTATCTAATACACCATTGTTTAAATTCATTATCAATTCATTAAGAGCATTTATTGTATAGATAGTATTAGTTTCACGCTTCTGATGAACCATTATTGAATTCGGTAAAAACTTTTTGTAAGCATCCATTACTATATTATACGAAAGGATAGAATCCTCTTTCGTTTCAAACGATTTAAAATGGAATACTTTATTATTTAATATAGAAAAATTTTGTTTTATATCGGTTAAATTTTCGTCAACTTGATGTTTGCGAGTAAATGTGCATACTAATTGTGTTTTCAATACCTCTCTCTCAAATATGATAATATTTATACTTCATATAAATATGTTTCTAAATTTGTTTAATGTTACCAAAATCATCGCCCGTGTAAATTTTTACTGACATATTATCAGTTTCAAATGCACGGTGAAGTGTGTCTATAATACCCATTTCATCGGGATGAACATCGAAAATAAATGCATCATATAGATACATCATAAATACAGATTTCTTATTTTTTAAATGGGGTAAAATAGTTTTTATCTTACGGACATTGTATTCAGTTTCTAATGATTGTAAGATATAATTAAATACCTTATTTGGTGTGGCGTCTTGAATATCTCTGAATGTCTTTTCGTAGAACCAAGACTTTACGATTCCTTCTGTTTCATATTGTTCATAGAAGGTATCAATCATTGCCTGAATACTCTGAAAGAATGGATTACTCATAAATTCTGGTGTTATTGTTCCGTAGATATTTTGAAAGACTTTTGATTTAAAATCATCATAGTCAATATCCATACCCAATTCTTCTTGTATTTGTTCGTATGGATGTCCTTCAAATTTATATTCTAATATCTTTGCCAATAGTTTAATATGGAAAGCATCATAATCAAATTGAACAATTTTACCACCTTCAAACCTTGAACGGATTTTATCTCTACTACCGTCTTTTTTATTCATTGCAGAGAAGTTAAAACCATCCCATGCATTACTTGGTCTACTTGTTGCAGTATACCACATATAATTTTGTTTCTTTAATTCTTCACCGGCAAGAATATCATGTTTTTCTATTTCATGGAAAACATTTATAAAATCGTTACAGTAATCTATACAATTCTGATCAGGTTGTGTTTCTCGATAAAATTTTAAAACATATTTTGCGATCTTTCTTGCCCATTCTAATTGTTTTGAAAGTGGTATGACATGACCTAAATCTTCTATCTTATAAAACTTGTTTGCAAGTGCTTCCATTCCTTTTGGATAGAACTCTTTTGGATTTATGTTGTCTCCAATATAATAGTGAAGATAGGAATTCAAGTCTATACCGTCATTAAAACCTTTATAGACCAATACCTTTTTATTGAACACAAGGGTTTTTTTATGTAACTGTATATCATGTAAATGAACATCTACATCTATTTCGTCTGGATGTGTAAAGTTAATATATTGTTCTTCACCATCAGTAAATAGAAAATACATACCTATAATACTAACATCAGATGGGTGTTTGTTTGGATTACTTGTAATCGGAATGCAAATTGAAGGTTTTTCTTGAAACATATATTAAACATCGTAAACTGAAAATTCTCTTAGATTTTTTAGTATCTTTGCTAATATAGGGAATTTTTTTGAATTGCGCAAGATAATTCTTCTATTTGTATCAACAACACCGGGTGTTATCAATATATCGTCTTTGTACATATCAAATTCAGGTCCACTTAATTTCCATGGTACAATAACAAGACCGTATAAAAAATGATTTATACCTTCATTTAGAGAATTAAAGTTTTCAGTTTGTTTTTCATCTATCTCAAAAAACACTCTTTCTGGCTCATTTCTTTTGTATACAAAGTATCTATTCATGGCACCATTACTAACTTCACCCAGAGTTGGTATTCTTTTAACAACACTTGGTGCAGTATATCTATAATATTGTGTGGTTGAACCTAATACTTTTCGTTTTTCACCATTTGTAAAAGTAGTGTACTGCTTCAAATCTAAATACTTAAAATAAGTTTCAGTTTGTTCTTTATATCGAATTAGACGCTTTGATTTAATAGGATCCCATTCTTTTTCAGTATAAACTTCACCTGTTGTATAACTGTGATAGTATCCAGAATATTCTTTCCAATCGTCAAGCAACATCCATTCCTTTCCTTTTGTAAAAAGATTTTTAGTTATTTGATAATCAGGATAAAATATTTTTCTTCTTTTTGCCATCCGGATTCCTATTAAATATTAGCGTTAGGTTTAATTCTACACGCAGTGTTTAAAGTTGTTTCCCATGCAGCTGATGTAATTTTGTGATCTATTTTTGTTACAACAAACGCAACATGAGGAACATATCGCGTAGGAACAAGTGATGTAGTTATAACGTCACCAAATGTCCATCCGCTTATCCCATCTATTGTTATACTAAGATTTATAGGATATAGCGATTCATTTAACCAATGGGCAGCGTCTCCACCAGCACCACCAAACTTTTTATATTTTTGTAGATTTCCTCTGAATGCCTCGCACCAAGAATTATTAAATCCTGTTGCAGTAAAATTTTCCAAAGATTTAGTTATATCTTTTTTTACTTCATCTATTTTGCCACCTTTTGGTGCTCCCGCTTGAACTTCTGTGTTTGAAGCACCACCTCCTCTTTGTTGAACATACGCTGCTGTTGCCATAGCAGATGGTGGTTTACAACTTATAGATACACTACGAATTATTGGTCTAAATATACTCGCATCAAATTTAACAGGTGTAACACCATCTGTATGTTTTTTTGACAAATTACTATCTTCTATTGATAAAACCGCCTTATCAATTTTACCACCAACTGATGCATCAAAACTGTTTGGGTTTTCGCATAAAACGGGAGTTATTTGATACACATCACCGGATGAATAGTTTATCCTTTTAAGCATTGTTTCAAAAAATTTTGTTATATTTTTAAATGGTATATTAGCAGTTTGTTCATCTGTAAATTGTTTGTATGTTTCTTTAAGATAGTTAGTTCCCATCAATATTCTTGCTATATTCAAATAACCCCCTTCTTGTAGAGGTTGTCCAGTTATTAGTGAATAGTCTGGAATTAAATCTCCATACGCACCCATTGTTTGATCTGGAAATATTACATCCACTGGATATGCTGATTTTATATCCGCATTATATGCAGTTTGGTTTCCGACCACTTGCATTCCATAAGCGGCACTCAATGCAGTAGTACCTGAATTTTTTTCATATTTTTCTATTACAGTATTACCATATTCAACGATTCTTTCAACACTTGTATACCAGAATGTTTGAACAGGAGCACCACTACCACCACTCCCTCCGGTATTACCACCGGATCCACCAGCTTCATCTTCCGTTGGTGATGTTTCTTGAAAAGGCAAACCGATTGCAACATAATCAAATAATTTACTAACCGTTTCTTCTTTTGTAAAATATTTTACTTCACCAGGTTTTGTTGCTTGCCAATCTAATTTTTTACCACCACTTCCACCACTCGGCGCACCACCGGTTGCTCCGGATGCACCAGAACCTGCAGATGCAATATCAGCATCAAATACTGAAGCGAGGTTTGTTCCTTTTATTGGCACTTCCGTTGGATCTTTTACTTCCTCTGCCTCACCATCTGGTTCTGTTGATTGGTCTCCCGATGCACCAAGTGCAATAGTTGCCGCCGATACAATAGAACAATCGGCACTCAATGATAGGTCTGAATTGAATGACCAGTTAAAGTCATAGACTATTCCTTTGAAACCTTGTCTGTTTGCCGCAGTTGATCCAGCACTCCATCCCCAAGCAACACTAACCTCTGCACCAGGATTAAAAAATGCAGTTTCTATGCCACCAACACTAAATCCACCAGAAGATAATCCAGGATAACAAACAAAACTAAATTTACCTTTCAATAAAGATCCAAGAGTTCCTTCGTTGCTTATGTCTATGGATTGTAAAAGCGGTTTATTTGGAACATTTCTAGCGGTACTATACAATGTCAATTTACCTTCAGCATTTGACATTATTTTTGTTCCAGGTAATCCTAGACTTGCACCTTTACCACTAACTCTACCCCAAGGAACCTTTGCATAAGACCAAACAACGTTTATTGGAAATGGTTTTCCAACACCACGAACTTTTGCACCATGATAACTTGCTCTTCTAGCGAGTTCACCACTAATTACGCCACTAGGACTATGATAAAAAGGATTGACATAATCACCACCGAATTTAGGCATTAACGATACTCCTTATTGTAGTCATACAACAATGAATCAATTCCGGTGTAGTCTGTATAATACGGTATTCTGACTATTGTTCCTGGTGGAATTACCATAGTTCCTTTACCCAAATTATTAGATCTAGCAATAACAAACCAAAATGTTTCGTCACCATAGTATTCTTTTGCCAATAAATCTAATCTATCACCTTCTTGTGATATTATGCGAGTATCTTCTATTGTATCAAAATTTGGATATAATATAGATGATAGTCTTCTGGTTTGTTTTACACTACCGTCAGTTTCTACTTTTCTTGAATTCGGTATAATGTTGGATGTTTCATACCTTGATGGCATTATTATCTCCTAATATGCTTTACAAAACAATATGGAGTGAGAACCTTATTAGTCTCACTCCATATAAATATAGTTTAATTAAAATTATTAAATACGACCACCTGTGCCACCACCTGTTCCACCACCGGTGCCACCAGATGGTGCTGTAATACCACCATCAACATCAACTGGTTGTTTTGGATCATCCGCAATCGCCTCCAAATTGGAACCAGCAATACCCGGAACTGTATTTTCTGGAAGATATTTTGCGTTTAGTTCATCATCCATTCCAGCATCATCATAAGTTCTAAAGTAATTAACTTTGCCTTTATCTTTTGGAACAAGACCATTTTCAGGACTTCCGCCAGTGTCATCATAAAGTGAATACATGATACCTCTAAACTCTGGACGATATACTCCAACAGGTGTAAATCCTAAACTAACTTGAACAGTTTTTGGTAGTTGCAATACACCAGGTGAACTTGAATTCAAATCTGGTTTTTTATCCTCTGGTAGATGTGCAGTTTCCCATGTAGAACCTGCGTTATCAAATGTATATGTCAAACTACTTATGAATCCTGGCATTTTTCTATACAAATGTCCAATATTCAATCGTATCATTGGTCCACGAATATAACCACCTTTTGTATATTCTGGAGCAGTCCATGATGCAAGATAATTTAATTTACGCCATGATGCCTTCATTTCGTCACGAGAACCGATATGAACTGTGAATCCAAAGTTTATACTTCTTTCATATCCATCATAAACATATAATGGATCGGCTCTACCCATATATTTTACAGGATTCCATTTTGGACTATGTGTATCTTGAATACTATCAAATGTTGCACGGAAAACTATGACTTCTGCAGGACAATTTTTATGTCCAGATAATACAAGACCTGAAAAATAAAATTCTATTAAATCTTCTGTTCCAGGAATAGATGTATTAAATTGATTTTTTTCATAAACCAAATCATGTGTTATATTAAAGTTTGCTCTTTTATAATCTATTATGTTGATTCTATCTCCTCTAAATTCTAAACTACCACTACCTGCTTTTAATTGTGGAATCGGGTAATTTTGAAACTCTTTGGGACTACCATTAGGATTATCAACCCCAACTATATTTTTTGTATATGTAACTGTATTCAAAAATGGTATATTTCTTTGAGCA